AGGACCAGCTTTAACAACAACGATTGCGGTTTCATCTAACTTAGTATTCTTTGTTCGTTTTTTGTTAACTTCTTCAAAGCCAGCCAAGTCAATAGCTATGTAGTAGTCTCCGTCTTCTGGTTTTTCTCCGAACTGAATCCAATCTTCTTTGAACATTTCGGAGCCTCTTGCTTCAAATGAGGCCATGAACTCTTGTCTAAAGGCGTAACTCGACATGGACTTCTTTGCCGTGTCAATTTCGTTAGGGTCGAGGATGGGGTTGTCATAACTGGTAAAGTGCCACCCCTTGTAAGTTTCATCGTCCCCTAGCTCCGCAAGTTTGTACAGTTCGTAGAAGTGGTTCCTGCCCATAGGCGTACCTATGAACATCGCTGAACCCTTTTGGTCAGCCAGTGCTGGACGGAGAATCTGCTCCCATACGTCAGGCTTCATGTCTGCGTACTCGTCCATCACAAGAAACTTCAAGGACACACCACGCATTGTCTCTGGCCTGTCGGCTCCTTTGAGACTAATCGTGGCCCCGTTGACCAGCTTGATCTGCAGGTTGTTAATATGCGAACCCGCAATCACAGGGTGTCCTAGCTCCAACAGAGTCTGCCACATGATATCACGGGCCTGACCCTGAGTGGGCGCAACGTAAAAAACGTGGCCTTTGTCGGCCTGCAGCGCATTGATAATTAACATCCACGCTGCGAGTCTAGACTTCCCTGTCCGTCTTCCAGCAGCAACTACCTTGAACCTAGTGGGATCAGAGTAGACTTCCTGCTGCCACGGAAGTAGTTGTACGTTAAGATCGGTCACGGACTGCTAGGCAGGTTGCCCATAATCTCGCTAATAGACTGAACGTAATCACTCCAGACGCTACTAGTCAAAGAATTATTTCCTGAATCCAAAGACAAAACTGTTTTATAACCTTCAGTTCCAAGGGTTGTAAGGTTATCCATACCAGTAACACCAAGCTGAGTGGTGCTATTCAAACCAACAGTAGCAATCGCTGTATTTGCATCAAATCCTGCCTCACCCATATCAAGAAGGTTGTCCATGCCTGTAGAGCCAAGGGTAACCATCCCGTTCACAAAAGGCGTGTAATCTACATTTCCTACAGCACTAAAGCCTGCGTTAGAAATATCCGTAAAACTCCCATACAAAGCCTGTTGGGTTTGAGTATCAGCCTGAACAGACGCAAGATCTACCTGCGCGTTGTATCGAGCCATAGTCTTGGCTGAATCAGCTTGCATCCACATCATACCTAGCGAGGTTACAGGTGAGGCCAAGATAGATGCCCACTGAATTGCTTCGGACTTTTGAGGAATAGGTTGAACGTTAGAAGTCTGGGTTAAAGCCAGTGCCATTACAGCAGCGCTAGCGGCTTGTCCGTCACCACTAGAAGCAATCTGAGACAAAGCATTAAACTTAGCCTGTGCTGCCTTTGCATTAGCCTCTGCAGTTTTCTGAACTGCCTCGTAATACAAGGAGTTGCTTGACGCGCAACCGCCCATAATCAAAAGTACACCCAATAACGCTGCTTTCATGTTAGCTCCCATCAAAGTTCACAAGTGTTGGAGGCATATCAAGAAGATCAAAGGTCACAACAACCTCCATACTTCCCGATCCTCCAGCTTGGCACTTAACCGTTTCGTTTGCATTGAGGACAAACAACGCACCTCCTCCATTTCCTAATGTTTCTTGACCACTACCCGCTACATTAGTCCCATCAAAAATATAAACCTGTGGCGTTCCGCTTAAATCCCAATACAAATCTATACTATTTGTAGAGCCGCCGTGATTCGCTACAAATACATACGAAACAATAGCATGGAATCCGTCAGGAACAGTAAATAGTGTTGTTAGAGTAGTGTCGGTAAGTGTTATGTGCTTCGTGTATAGCATTAGTACGTCCAGATCACGGGAACTGTACCCCGTGTGTCTAAGTGAATAAAGTCACCAGCGACCCCTAGACCAGTAAAGCCGTGCTCTAAGGCTGCTTTTATAATCGAATACCGTTGAGCAGAGCTAGTTATTTTTATGTCTGCTGCTATGCCTTGCGCGTGTGTTCCCGGTATCTCTTTTGTAGCCTCTAACGGGTGGTCAGGGCTTCTGTAGCCGCTGGTGATAACAAAAGGAAAACCACAGTACTCCCTGAGAGCGTCAAGCTTACTCAAGAAGTCCTTCTCCATACGGTTCTCACCAGTATGTTGGCAGTCAAACTCAGAGGTACTAAAGTACTTCACTTTTTAGTAGTTTTTTTCTTAGGCTTAGACTCACTGAGGGTCTTTGCTGCCCTAGCTACATCGTTGTTGTACGCTCGTTCACAGTGATCGTCATCAAACACAAAGTTAATAGACGCACCTAGCCATGCCCAAGCTTTAGACTTGTCCTTGAGCCTGTGAGAGCGCCCTGAGACGGACTCATTAGCGTTATCACCAAACAAAATAGCCACGTTAATCAGCTGAGACGTAGCATCACCTACTCTAACAACGTAAGCTAAAGTTTCGTCTAGTGCTTCGTCTAGTTTACTCTGTGACATCCACTGCTTCTCCATCAATAGTAGCTGTTTCCTGAGAGTCCTCAGTAATAGTCGTGCTTCCAACCCCAGTGATATTAATCTGTATCGCGCTTCGTCCTGCATCTTTAATGATATCCTTCTCAAATGCAGCAACAGGAAGAATACGATCCATTACTAACTTCCACGCTGCGGCCTGATTCTTGTGGTCAGGGTCTGTGGCTGCTTCAAAGATTGCATCCATGACTGCACGAGAGCGCGGTGAGTTCAACATCCGAGCCTTGTACTCGTTAATTATTGCTGCGTCACCTTTAGGACGACCAACTGCTCCTCTAGAACCTTTCTTTTTACTAGAAACAGAAGACTTCTTAGGGCGACCAACAGGATTACTTGAACCTGAGTCGTTGTCCATACTGTATAGTTCCTACCTAGTTGTGTTTTTTGGTTTGTTTTTATACTTGTTGTTTGTTGTTGTTAATATATAGTTAATATTATAACATACTTTTCTATGAAAGTCAAGATAAATCTGTATAGAGAGGAAAATTACCAGTTTTACAGGGGAAAAACTCTAGATTTACAGTGCAGATTAGCAATATGCAATTGCATTATGCAAACAATTGATAAATAAAAATAAATTAATAGAACTACTATGGCCTAATAGTCGCGTTTATCGACGCTATTTGACTCTTTTTTGTGTCTGAGTAGGACCACCACGCCGTAGCACTGCAAAATCCCCTCCCCCGTCCCTTCGCAGACTTGGAAAAACAAACAGACACGATTGTTTTAAACAGTCACGCTTGTTTGTTTTGTAGCCTGTGCAGATATGCAAAGTGTGTGGGGTTATGCGGGTCCACATATAGCCCAATCGCATATGCTCTCAGAAGCCCTCAGAAGCCCGTCACAGGCCGCTGGCGATACCCTATGCCCTAGCATCAAAAGATCGCTAATCGACTAATGAGAATAATTCTCATCTAAAACTTAAATGCATTTAAGATTGAAAAGGGTTGACATTTGTTCCGCTATGCCTGAGAATCTAGTCATGGTGGTATATCCCACTGACTATATGAAAGGTTACTGACTATGAAAGCTGAAAACATTCAATCAAACACTTCTGCTCCTTTCCTTGCTGGCCGCGCCTTTGGTACGTTCTCTACTGAGACAGCACTGACCATTGTCAATCGGTTGCTAAAAGATGCGAAAGGAATCCACACCGCGCAGGATATGAAAGATTACTGCAACGGCTACAAAGAGACGCTATCAGGTAGCACGGGATCAAAGGATGCCCAAACCAGCATGGTTCGAACGGTGCTGAAGGTGGCAACGGGTCTGGACGCGAAGCTTTGCGAGTATCACAAGGTGAAGACGCCCGCCGCAGGGCATAAGGTTGTTCAGAAGCACATCGACAAGGGTGCGAAGGGTATCGACTCACTATCCAAGGCGCTCCGCATCCCCAGTGCTGGCAAGGCCGATAGTGCTGGCGAGTCTGAGTCCGAAGCTGAAACGGGTTACGTTACCAAAGCCGATGCATGGTGGGACGCCTGTATCAAGCTGGGACACTCTGACAAATATGGTCTGACCACTGACGAAATGTTTGCGCGAATCGCGGAGATTGTCGCCAAATGATCGACCCGACATTCGAGCAATTCGCATGGGTTTTTATTACAGTGGGCATCCTGCTAATCGGTCTCACTGAATAATCAAACCAGCACCAATGAAACCCTGTCAGCAATGATGGGGTTTTTTTATGCCTCTCAGAAGCTCTCA